GAATACCACCAGCACCGCCTCCGCCACCACCACCACTGCCGTGACTAAAGTCGCCACCGCCAGCATTACCACCATTGCCACCGCTAGCCTTGATTGTGCCTACACCAGACGCAGCCACTCCGCCTGTCTGGCCAGAGGCTGCTTTAGCAAGTAGATAGCCTGAGTTATCAAAGATTGTATCGCCTGCACCCACCTGAACCGTTACGGTCTGGCCCGCCGTGTGCCCACTGTAGTTCAGTGTCTGCGAAAACGCACCTCCTCCACCACCTCGTGCACCGCTTCCTGGAAATCCACCACCGCCGCCTGACGCAGTCCCAGGAGAGCCAGCGAGTCCTCCTGCGCCTGCGCCTATACCATCAACTTCGTTAGATGCTGTATTGAACTGTGCATCCAGGACAAGTGTCGTGCCTGACAATGCAAACGTCCAAATAAGGGCCATCTTAACGTCTTGACGCGCAAAGAACGGCCGTAGCAGTTTCTGCTCTCGGACGGAGATCGGATCGGTTTCGATAACAAATTGATCCTTATAGAATGGATGTTGCGTTGGAAACACACCGTGTTCGGCTAGCCATAACAAAGCTGCTGCAGATGCATAGAACGCGATCAAGCGTACGTTACTGTGTAGTTTCATCGGGATACACCACCGTACCGTCATGCAAGAGCACACCGCCATCTTGCCCTGTCGTTTGAGTCAAACTGACCGTCGCGGTAACTGGATTCGATGCTGTAGGCACGATTACTGGCATCGCGTTAATGTAACAAGTTAGATCGTCGATGGCCTGGATAGAATGATCGATATTCGCAGGCAATTCGATGTTCCCATCGTCGTGGGTTACAGTCCGTGGCGTTTGATCGCCAATGATCACGACTGTACGCCCACGTATCACCCAATGACCATGCGGATACGTGTGTTGATGCGTTGTCTGGCCTTCGCCCAGGTTGCATATGTACAGCGTGGCATCGACACCATACAATGTAGCCTCGATCTTTCTCATTGCAGCGCCTTTACGACATAGGATGCAATAGCGTTGATCCGTTTTATCGAAATGATGAATATCGACCCGTTTGTTGTCGTCAACGCATCGCCATGTGTACCGCCGGCGAAGCTTGAGAACGTGATCGCACCGGCCGTAGCTCCATTAGTCACTTGGATATCAATTGCACAGTCCACACCAGGAGCAGCGATCGTATGCGCTCCATTATTCGTGTAGAATTGATAATTGCCAAGCGTAGCATTCGGCACCGTTGTGCCTGACGATATAGTACCGAGATTGTTTGGCGTGAACAGGTTGCCAACAGTTAATGTCTTCGAGACGCCTGTCTGCAGAAATTTTGCATCGACTGTCGTAGCGAACGAATTTGCCGCCGCTGTTACATCACCGGTCATGGCAACAGTGCGCAATTGCGAAGACACTGTCGTGAGTGTTGCGCCAAGTGTTAGGGCCAGCGTTAGATCGGCCGCAAGCGTACCACCGCCAGTTAATGGTGCCGTCGTATTGATGTTCCGTGTTGTTGGCACCTGAGACGATATACCGATATTGGTCTGCGCCTGTGTCTTCTGTGGCGATGTCAGTGACTGCGCAGCATCGAATCGAACGTACCGAGCACCAAGGTCAACCACAAGCTCGTCGATAGCAGCCTGCACGTTCGTCGCGGTAAGCAAACTGGTGGTATGATCGTACGAGACTACAGCAGCCGTTGCTATCGTAGCGCCATTGAATATGAAAGTCCAGTTCGCCGTATCGGTCAGAATCGTACCTGACGGAGTACTGGTATGGCCTGTCGCGCATATGGCGAAGATCGAGCGGCCGCCTGTGGTATCGTAGACGATGTCCTGCGCATTATATGCCGTGCTCTGTAGCCACTGACCGCGCGTCCTCATCGAGAGTGCGACAGAAGCCCAGAAGGTCGAATGGTTCGCACGATCCGTAGCAAACGTTGTCGGTGACACAGCACTCGTGTGCGCGACGAGACACATCCAAAGTGAGCCATTGGTTGGGTCGATGCGCGTGTTACCAATGACGTATGCAGTCGAGTTCGCCCAATTGCTAATACCTATCGACACAGCAACATTGTACACAACAGTGTCGATAGAGTCGAACGTTGCCTGTACTTGCGCAGACCATGGCTCCGATAGAAAGTCGGGCTTAGGGAAGCGCAGGTTCTTCGTAAACGTGGTTGTCATCGGTTTGACTCACACTAGCGCTTGTATTTGCCACGGGCGTACAGGAATGATGCGTTAACGATCTGTAAGGTCTTTGTCGTCGATCCTTTGAAACGCAACTTGAGCAGCTTAAACTTAAGCGGAAAGCCCCAGAGCCGAGGGTCATCGGCACGTCTACCACCACCGAACGGTCCAGCGTCGAAGCCGAAGCCTAGAGCACTACCGCCAATAAACTGCATCGAGAGCGCTGGACCGAAACGCACAATGCCAGCATCGTCTTTATACAAGCCGTCAACATAGCACTCTACGGTGAACTCAGCCGTGCCGACAGTACCAAACGACGCAAATCGTAACTGCTTGGCCTTCATGGGGTCCTTGCCACTTAGCCAAGGCAACTCCATCTCGAAGTTGATCGGAATACCGTTGTACTGCGTCCATAGTGCTGAGTTATTTGCTACATCGGTTGCGAACGATACAGCGCCGCTCGTATGTGATACATTACATGTGTAGCTTGCGCCACCGTCACCACTAATAGATGCTGTCGTCGTAGGAACGTATTGACCTAGAAATGCACCAAGCTCTAATTGCGCTCCGTACAACAAGACAGCACTGTTAGTCACAGAGTCGATCAAGTTGCCGTTCGTTGTTGGCATTATTACTGCGCCCATAGCAACAACGTTATTTGTTGTGAACGACAAAGAGCATCTATAAAAGCCGTTCGCAGCCGCTGTGATGCTAGTAGACGCATTGGTAAATGGTGGACTTCCAGCAAACACAGGAGCGGCGGCCGTACCATTAACTAAGTCAAAAGTCACACTGACCGCTGCGGCAACACTGTCTCCCGCCTGTACTATCAAGAAATTGCCTGTCACGTGCTTAGCATAAATGCTGAATGTGTAAGTGACTGGTGCTGCGGCTTTTGAAATAGACTGTACGAAGAATCCTGCTGTTGACGACCGCAACAACAAACTCGCATTAGTTGTTCCGTCAGGCGATATGCCAGCACCACTTGTTACTGTAACTAGCGACGCGGACCAAGCTGCATTGGCAAAATTATTCGACTGTATATATATGTTTGTGACAGCCGAGCGCACCAAGTCCCCTGCCGTGAACGCTGTTAAGGCTGACCAGTTCTTATCACGGTCGTTCATACGATCAGCGTTATAGTTCTCGCCAAGGAACACAGCATTGCCGTGCTGAAATATCTTAGTCCCAGCGGAGTAGAATAGGCGCCCTAGGAATGACGCTGCGGCACATGTCCAGAGTGTTGGGAAGTTGTACTCGGACCAGGAACTATAGTGCAGGTTCTCGCTACCTGTGTGAACGAAGTGTCGCCCCGATGGATTGAAGAGAATCGTGTCATGCCAAAGCTGGTCGTGTACGAGAAAACACTTGTTCTGCTGCTGTGTATCAGTGAGATTGCCAGTAATAAAACGATAAAGGGGCTCAATGCGATCACTGACATGATCAGAAGTAATAAGACCACTGAAAAGGTTACGCTTGCCGTCGCTATAGCCATCCAGGCCAGTAAATATAATGTCGTGCTCAACAGTAGCGATGCACCGCTGACCAAGCAGACCAAACTTAGGTAGCGTATCAGGGAACTGAGGTTTATGAACATTGTTCGCATCGTAGTTTCCTAGCGTTACGAGAAGAGCTTGTCCCTGAAAGAAGACGATCAGGAAGTTTCGATAGCCAGCCAGCCCTCGAATTGTTACAGCCCCTTGCGGTGAATACGCGCCCACGTCAATTGCGATACTGTCGTTCGGTGCTGGATCACCAGGAAACACACCAGAAGTACCCACAGCAGAAATGTAGATAGTAGTTGGCAAATTAACAACACCAGCAACGCAATGGTAGTTCTGCGCAATACAGCCAAATTTACCGATTGGCACATTGACGTTACTGCCCGTTGCCAAGTCTTGCAAATACGTGAAGACAAACGCACTAGAGATTGATAGCGGCTTGTCAACACCGTTATGAATTACGAGAGTGTCCTTAAACGGCACGAAGCTAAGAGCCACAAACGTGTTACTCCAACCAGAAGGAGCACCCGGCAATGCTGCCGCAATCGTACTATTCCAACCGGCAGCCACCACACCAGCATCTGTAACGGTAGCAATCTGGCCCGAGTCCATTACAACGATAAGGCGGCCGTTGAAATATACTTTATCGAGAATATTACCAGTGACAGTGCTAGCGACATCGGCAAACCAATTGCTGCCAAACCTTACCTGCTGCCCTCCCGCTGGCGTACGACGAAAGTTCACAAGCGTCTTGCTATAGCGCGGCTCCATCGAGAAGTCGTCATCAACAGCATTTAGGCCGCCGCCGAACCCCTTCAACGTAAGGTCCTGCATCTGCGACCGCGGCGTCTTAGCCAACATTGATTTTGGGAATAGCAGGGCCATGGTTTGACTCAAACTGAGGTTACGGGAGTGTCGTCCATTGATCCGGGACGCCAGCGACAGATGAACCGAATGAGATATCGTGCGAGGACAACTGCGCCTGTACGTCTCGGTAACGCATCTCCATCATGTTCTTGCACATATCAGCGCCGGCTGCGTTAAGGTCGTCACTGGAAAGAGTAGCATAAGCAGTACCATAAGCAAGCATATCACGATCAATATACCAAGTGTCAGTCCAATCCCACGCATCGAGCAGTACCGGGTAAAATTTCGCATGGACATTGATCAACCCCGTTGCTGTCTTCGGCACGACGTAGAAACGCTGCATGAGATAGTTCGGATTGCGAACGCTGAGACTATCCCAGAAACGCGGCGATGTACCAGAGAGCAAGTCTTGCTGAAAGGGATTCATACTACGCGGCAAGATACTCATATTACGATGTGAGCCATCCTTACGCACAGCAATGATATCCTCGAAGTCCTTCACGTACTGCAGCTCATTGGTCGTCACGATTCCGTTCACACCGTCCAATGTCAACTGAAGCCATTCGCAGTAATTGCGCCAGTTGTATTTCTTGAACAGCATGTTGAATGCACGGATCGCGTCGGCGAACATACGATCGTCCGAGAACATCTGCACGCCGGGACCAGCGACTTCGCCCACAATCTCCTGCGCGTCATCGACGACATCACGAATTGTTGCAGTCATTGCTTTGGCCTCGTAGCTAGTGCTAGATCATCGATTCGTGCTCGCAGCGCCTCTATGCGAATGTCACGGATTTGAAAGTCGCGTGCAGCATCAACTCCACGATAACGATCAGTCATATTGAACTCGACTGTCTTCGTTAACACTTTCAAATCCGTCTGCACGTCTATTAACATTCGCCCCATATACGCAACAAGCAACGCCGCAACCACCATAGAGCCGCGCCCGACGACCGTAAACCAGGCATTCGAGGCGAGTTTCTCAACCGTCTCACTTGCCATTTTATCCTCCGGCATGACACTTCCCGATCCGGGCTGTGTGAGTCAAACACACAGCCCGCAGTTATCCAAGTTAGCCACCGAACTGCTGAATGCCGTAGAAGCCTCCGTTGTTACTCGCGTTGAACGAGTTGTCGCCAACGAGACCCACAGTGATATTCGAGACGCCGTCGTAGGTCTGCAACGCTTCGTACGTGCCGCGTGGATCGCCTGAGAGTGCCGTCGCCGGATCGGTCAGATCGGGTAACAGGAACTGTGTCGGCGTGAGCGTGACTCCTACCGTATCGGCTTTCGTCGAGCTTCCATTCGCTCCCAGAACAGCCATAACTGTAGTGTTCGCCACAAACCTGTTGTTCGCGTTGTAACCCGGTGTTGTAGGTGCCGACGTGATAATCGCCCCAGCGCCGTTGTTGGTTATCGCCGCCGATAGCCCTGTGATCGCTGTACCTCCAAGCGTGACCGTTAATGCATTCGACTGCGCAGCGCCTGCAGCACCTGCACCAAAGCCGTTCTTGACGAACCCAGGGAATGGAGCAATGAACGGAATGCTCATGCCAGCAATAACATCGGCGGCCGCCACCGCTGCTGTAAACAACGTATCGCGCTTGTAGATCGGAACCTGGACGAGCGCTTCACGAGCATACGCAAGGTCGCCCTTGAACGGAAGGCCGAGCCGTGTCCCTGTGCCGAGCGAGTACGTGATCGCGTTCGTCGATGGCGTGATGACCTTCGACGAGATGATACGGAAGAATGCCTTCTTGCCGTACACGATCGCCGTCGAGCCGGATGCACCAGTGAAGTTCTCGACCATGGGCTGGCCAAGGTAGTCCTGACCGATCACCTGCACGACGTTCGAGTTGCCTGGATCGCCGCTGGGCGTATAGATCACGTTGCGACCATATGTCGAGTCCGCGATGCCGACTGTTGCAAGCGCCACAATCGTATTCGCCACCGAGTTGGCCGCAATCGCCGTCTGCCATTTGGTCGCGCTGAACGCTGCCGGAGTGCCGAGACTGAAATCTGCCGGCTCAAGTCCCACCAGTTCCGAGACGAACTGGCAGTTCTTGACATACATATTGATGCCTTGCTGGAAGAACTTTCTGTCCTGCGTAGCCATTATGCAACCTCCTTCACGATTTGCTGTTCCGGCATAAGCATCGGACCGGTCTTCGCGCAAGCCATCTGGATCACCTGCCGTTCCAGATCGACCATGGCACCTGCACGAGCCGCCTCGTCCTGCGCCATCATGACCTTGCCAAGCGGACTGTTCGGGTCGCTCAGGCCCTCCATGTTGATGATACGAGGCTTCAAGTGCAGATTGTAGTGCTCTAGGAGCTTCCGGCTCGGCACACGGACGACATGGCCACGAGGGAAGTAGACCATGTAACCGGCAGGCTCTTCGACCATCTCCGCCCGGAGTTCGAACTGGTCCCGGCGCTTGTCATTGCCTTTGCGAACGAGCACCATCCGGTACTTCTCGCGCTTGACGTTCCCCTCAAGCTGGCGCACGACAAAGGCAAGCCGTGCTCCATTCATGTTTGCTGCGTACATTCTGCGCTCCGTTTGAGTCAAACTGCGACATATCGTCGCGTCAGTTCGTGAGGAAGGCGTGGGTCCGGTAGTTACGCCAAGAGCACAACTGGCCTTCCCAGACGACGCGGCGACCGGTAGCATCCATGGACCACGGAGCGATCAGCTTCTTGATCTTCATGTTGACGCCCTTGAGGACATGCAGCGTCAGGTAGCCGTCGTTGACGAAGTAGGCTTGATTGGCGTTGAGCTTCTCGTCGAAGAGGAGCGGTATACCGTTGTGTGTAGTCCCCACAATACCAAGGTTAACAAGTTTTTTGCCTGTTCCTGTGGCAGTGAGGTCAATATGCTGCTTATCCCTGGCAGCCGCTTTGTGCATTCGGTATATGTTTCGGCCGGCAAAGATGACAGTAGGCTGCGGAGAGCTTTGTCCGTCCGTGCTCCGATTAAGGTCAAGTTCGGTGATGTCATCAAACGCCTCCTCGATGTTTTCCGGCGTCAGCGATCCGGTAAAGTCGTAGGCTGAGGTTCGCCATTGGGACTCCGCAGCCATAGAAATGCCACCGACAGAGCCACTTGTAGGATCGACAGGGATAAGATTGCCCAGACCATTGGGGTCTGTTCCTGCACCAACTGAAGTATGATAGGTGGCAAACTGGCGAGAGATAGACTCGTCCAGAGCCATGATCTTGCCCTTGATGATCTTAAAGATCGCAGCACGTCCCTGGTTTTCATCTTCTTCCTGGTCCGAGATGATCAACGAACCGACAACGCGAGACATGAAGTGGTTCACGGTCACGAATTCGTTCGTCTGGTTGACGGGCACAGTATCGTAATACTG